GTGAGTGCAGTGCGGGGCCTGTTCGCTCCACACACATGGCCCATGGGCTGGGCTGGGTGGCTGGCTGGCTGGCTGGATAGGTGGGCTGGTGGCCTGTCATGTTTGTACCTCGTGATGGGATATCCCAATGATTCATATTCTATTCACGATATCCCAATGGTGAACAGAATATTGGTCAATATCCCCTTCTTTTCCGCAGTTCTGCTGCATATCTTCTGCGGCGTTCATTGCGTTCTCTGATGGGATTGCGCTTCTTCACCTTGCGTGCTGGTGTTGGAATATTCAGTTCACCATCACGATACATCCGGAATGCAATGGCTGTTGCTTGGTCCTGTGGGAATCCTTCACGCATCAGAATCAATATCTTCCGAGAGATTGCATAGTCTTTCAGTTGTTTTCTTGTGGGCATATTATATCCAGTCATCATCAAAGGTAGTGTCATCTTTGGATAGTGATGGCTGTGTCTTCTCTTCAGTCACAGATTCTTCTTCCATCAGTTCTGTTTCAGCAGCTGCAGTCTCTTCTTCCATGGCTTGCAATGTATTCAAGGCCAATCGAATCACAGACAAAGTGTCTTCATGATAGGTGTGCTGTTCGAAGCTGACACCATCTTCTTCCCACTGGACATAACAGATGATCTCTGCATCTTTGTTGAAGACATACCCTTCAGTGCTGTCATGGCTGAAGTCCCAACCATGTGCGGCACAAAGGTCTGTGAAGAAGTCTGCGTGTAAGCATGGGTCAATGGGTGCATCTGACTTTATCCCATTCATCAACATACTGACCAACCGTGTGATATCTGCTATGCTCATATTGACAAAGTAACACATTTTATCAGGATTCACATATGCCAACCATAAACGTTCCAAGAGATATTCAGATGATTGCCCAAAGAGCGATTGACTATAACTATTCACTACCCATGTCCAAGCGAGCTGCATTCAAAGATGAAGGTGGGAAAAGAGTACCGGGTACCGGAATGAGAACTGCACGAAGGTTGGCATCTGGTCAGGTTGACTTGGAACAGCTGCGGTTGATGGATGCATGGTTTGCAAGACATGGTGAGTCTGAATCTGAATCCAAAGCACGACAGGACAAGACATCAAAGGCTGCAATTGCTTGGGCTCTTTGGGGTGGAACACCAGCACAAAGATGGGTCAAGCGTGCCATCAAGAAGCTGGAGTAGTTTGGATGTCTTGCCAGAACTACAGTGACACTTGATATCTGGCTGATATTGTAAACTACTACAGATGATATCCTGAATACTACAGATAAAATCAGATAGATACAGATAAAAACAGCACCTGTTTTCTTCTATGACTTCGGTATGTTCTATACTATAGGTATATATATACTATATATAGTGTATTTTTTTCCTAAACTTTTTTCATTTTACATGTAGTAAGTATATAAACCATGGTAGCGACCATCGAAAAACAGGCCATTTTTGGCTATGACTTCGATGCACACTCAACAAGGTACCAATCAAGCATCTGATTCTATCTGATTTTATCTGATTTTATCTGTAGTAACTGAGTGAAAAAGGCACCAGTTGATGTCTGAACTGGATGAAAAAGGCACCAGTTGCAATGCAGCTGCATGAAAAAAGTAAAGAAGGCCACCCATCAGGCAGCCTTCACAAACAAACAAACATGATACCATTGGAGAAAGTATCATTCATATTGTATCACATTCTGGAATCTGGAACAAGTTATTCACAGGTGTTGATAAGTTATCCACATTGGTGTTGACAAGTTATCAACAGGTGTTCATAAGTTATCCACAGGTGTTCACAAGTATTGTCATTCTGTCTGTCATCGTATTCTTCTCCACATTCTTGTCTTGTGGTCAACCGAAAAGAACTGTTCATATCCACAATCCCTGCATATCTGTGCAATCCTGCGACTGAATCCACTGTGTTGCATGGCTGCTGACAGCTGCAGATAGTCCATGATGGTTGCTGTGCTGGCTTGGCCTTGGTTGGTCTTGATACATTGCAGCACCTTGACTGTCCATGGGTCATCAATGATGAATGACTGTTGATACTCCATCAGCTGTTCTTCACTGCCTTCTTCCAACCACCATGTCAATCCATTCCGGTAACGGTGCAAGGCTTCTGCCCACAGTTGGATTCTATTGGCTTCGATGTAGTCAATGTCAATCTTTGAACCTACTTGCACTATCCAGAATCTGCGTTCTGGTCCATCACTTAAGAACTGATAGTCATTGGTGGATGCTGTGAAGACTGTTCTTCTGGCACGCTGGACAGGCATCTTGGCATATGCTGGCCGATATCGGTCACTGGCTGAAGTCAAGAACTGCTTTGCATTGGCTGCTGTTTTTCCTTGCAGTGCGTGCATCTCTGCCAGTTCCCATATCCACACACCAGACTGGTGCAACAGCTCATATGAATCTTTGTGTGAGATGTTGATGTTCGAATCACTGAAGTATTCTTCTGATGCAAGTACCTTCAGTGCTGTGGACTTTCGGAGACCTTTGGCACCAACCAACACCAAACATGTGTCCATCTTGCAACCGGGTGCCATCACTCGTGCAACGCAGCTGGTGAACCACTTGCAAGACATCTCTGTCACAAGTTTGTCTGTTCCATCTGGCACTTTGGCCTTGAGAACATTGTGGAAGAACCATTGGATTCTGTCTTCACCATCCCATTCCGGAAGACTGGTCAACCAGTCCTTAATTGGTTCAATGGTGCGTTCTTGGGCTACCATGATGACACTGGCTCGTAATGCCTTGTCTGTCACCTTGTATCGGTAGTTCTCTTCAAACTCCAGTGCAATCCGCTCCATCATGGCATCATCAATCATGATGTCATTCAACAGTATCTTGTCACTGTGTTCATTGTAGCAAAGACTATTGTACCTTGGGTCTTGTCTCAAGATGGTGGCTGTGTTGTATCTGCAGTTCAATGGTGTCAGCATTCCGGTTCCTCGTTTTTGCACCTTCCGCAGCATATCCCATGTGTCAATGTCTGCTGATGGTGGATTCTTTTTGTCTTCAACCTCCACACCAAGTTCATCTTTGGCCAGTGCCATCAGTGCTTTCAGTTTGTCTAGTTCTTGTCTTGTCATGATATTCCTATTGGTTTTATTGTTTGTTTGTTATGCTGTGATATTCAGGTCAGTGAATGAACCCCACCAGCCACAGCTGTTCTGATGGTTACATGTTGGCCACTTGTAACTGTTGGTCAGACTAGGTTCAATACTGAAGTGAACACCCTTCCGTGCACAGCCCGGACACACAATGTATCTGGCTTCATTCCCTTGGATGGTTGCACCAAGTTCATTGGCTACACGTTGTCTGAATCTGGCATCCATGAACACTTCATCCATGGAAGCTTTGCCATTCATGTACACTCGTGTGGTGGTCATTGGCCTTGGTGGTTCAATGACTATATCAGAATAATCAAGTTCTAACAATGGACCAATGTGAGAATGTACTTGGTGGATATGGCTTGGATGCTGTGGATGGTTGACTGGATGGGTGCTGGATGGGATTGCATACCGGAAGTAAACTCTGGCACGGTCCTTCAGTGCTTTGGGGTCTGGTTCTCCACGACCCACCACATCTGTCCAAAGTGTTGCAGCTGCAATGGCAGCCCTATCCCAATCAGAACCCGGTATCGGTTTGGCCAATGGAAGCACAATCCGATATTTGTGGTGGTGTGGTTTGTGGCTGAATGAACTGTGGGCCAATACTGTCCAGTCTGTGAACAGTCTCCAGCAGTCTATTGGTGCAATCCCATCATCCATGTCAAAGACCAGATGATGAACTTCGATGGCATTCATCTTGGCACGCTGGCCATCTTTGAACACAGTTGGTGACCACAATGGAAGCTGCTGTTTGTCATCCAGTGTTCCAAGGCTGGTCAAGATTCCCTTGCACAGACCATTGATATCCACTTCGATAGTCTGTCCTCGGTTGGCCTTTACATGATTGAATGTTGTCAGTTTGAATGTTTGTCTGTTTGTCATGTTGTCCTCTAGTTGTCTTCTTGCATGGTATAGATTCTCCATTGGGTGTGTGGTTCTTCAGCCTTGGAACAATACCAGTCTTCCGCAACCACTTGGACCACTTGATTGTCATCCACCCACACTTCAGCCTTGGTCAGCACATCCAGAACCATCTTGATCAGATTGTCAATGTCTGGTTTGGTGACCTTTGGGATTCTGGCTGCTGTGTCTCTTTTGCGGTTCAATCTTTGTGGTCTCTTATGGCAGAAGGTGACAGACAGTTTGATTGGGCCTGTCACTTGTTCTTCAGTAGCTTGAATGGCATCCAGCATGGACTGTTGATATTCCCTGCTCTTTTTTGGTGTATATGCACCGAATCGGCTCATTCTTGGTCTTCCCAATGCTACTGGGTCTGCATGGAATGTTCCTTGACTGTGAAGTATCCACATCATCCATTCAACCTTTGTTCTGTTGCTATTTGGTCAGACCATCGTTGGAACAATGTTTGACCATCTTCACCACCCAGTATCTGGGCCATGGCTTGTAGATAGTGATAGTCCGGATATGATTCACCACGAATCCACTTGTGGATGCTGAATCTGGAACATCCAACAATGTCTGCAATGCCTTGGATGCTGTGGCAGCTGGCTTGGATGGTTGCTCGTAAGATGATATTGAACTTGGGCTTCTGTAGTTCCAAGATTGTTGCATCAGCCCAATCAACACACACTTGACTGTCTTGGAAGTCAATGTGACTGTAGACTGTGCCTTCATGGGTCAATACTGCTTCCCAGACATAGCAAGTATATTCTGGGTGCCAGTATCGCTTGACAATGCCTACCTGAGCACCATCGAAGTAGATGTCAATGTTGTCAATGCTGTCTCCAAACTGTTTGCGTGCTGCAGTTCGGCCATGTCTTCTGATGTAGTCTCTGATTTCTTTGTTCATTGTGTTTTCTCCTAGATGTACATGAATGTTTGTTGTATTTTGATCAATCGGCCATTCTTATTGTTGGTAGCCAACAGTGCTGACCAATCATCATACTTTGACAGCTGGCGAATCCAATGCTGTGCTGCTGTCCGTGTGTGGAATATCTTGGTCAATACTTCACTGTCATGGTCTGCTTTGTAGATTGCAATGTGCAGTTCTGTGATTCTCATAATGCACCACCATTGACCAATGTGGCAATGTATGCCAACAGTTTGAATGAAGGGAATATCAGCATAGCCATTCCCAGTGCCATGATTGCTTGTCCAATGGTTTGTCCAAGTTCGGTTGCTTGTTGTTTGTTCATTTTGAAGTCTCCTTTGCTTCCAGTTGTTCTAGTATTGCGATTGCTACATTCATCATTCTGCTGATGTTACGTAGTTCTGCTAGGTCTTTGTTTTGGTATGCTGTTATGGCTTGCGCTTCCAGCTGCTTGATGTATTTTTGAATGGCGTTCATTGTTTGTACCTGTGTGGAATAATAAGGAGCCCGAAGGCCCCTTGGGGATTGTTATTGGTGTGCTGTGTAGTCTGCAAAGATGACTCGTGCCAAGTCCAGTGATGTGGTCATGTTGGTCTTTGTGATGACATGACCGAAGCCAGTCTGGTCACATGTTACTGTGGCCACTGCTTTTCTTGACAGGAACTTTCCAACATATGACCATGTGATTGTGTATTTCACTTTGCCATCACCAGTGCTGAAGTTTCTTTCATGAATCCATGCATCTCTGATGTCCATCTCTGTATTTTCCAATGTTCTCATTTTGTACCTGTGTTTGTTGTTTGATGGTTTGTCCATCTGTTTATAAGTATACACAGTCTGTTCATGTTTGTCAACAAAAAGATTTATTTTATTTTTGTGTTATACTGTGTCCATGACTGATTATCCGATTATGACAGTACAGCAGCGCATGACATATGGTGAACGGAACTTCCTTCAATATGTCAAGCCCATGGTGCAAGATGCTTTTCCCGGTACTTGGTACAGCTGCAATGGAACAGAACTGGACACTGACCATGGTGTTGACTTCATCATCGTGAATGGTGCTCAGGTCACCACCATTGCTGCCAGATGTTGGATGGCCTATCCACAGTCACATTTTGCACTGAGATGGAGAAGAACCGGCCAGATTGACAGGCATCTGGAACTGGATACCAGATTGCATGCATTCAAGACTGGTGGTCTGATGACTGATTGGACCATTGAAGGTTTCCATTGGGAAGGCAGATCATATGTGGCTGCAATACCCACCAAGAAGCTGTTTGCACATGTTGACCAGTTCTATGATTGTCTACCAACCTTCGAACTGTTTAACCCAAACAAAGACAGTGTCTTCTTCAAGAGAGTACCATTTTTGAGAGTCCATGATGATGTCATCAAGTTTATTGGTCCTTGTCCAGACTTCTCTTGATATCCTTGACATCATCTTTGATGACATCCACTTCACCATTCAAGTCACGCAGCGACAGATTCAATGTCTCTAGTCCTTCCCGGTATACCTTCCGGTCTTCATTGTGTGAATCAATGATGTTGTCAATCTGTTTCATGTGTCTGTCCACCCAGATTGGAAGATGTGTTGCAACCCATCTGCCAATGTAAAAGATGGCCGCAATGCACAATGCTAAAGCTGCCACGGGTCCTGTTAGGACTTGAATCAATGTTTCTTCACTCATTACACCAATCATCTTTTGCTCCAGCTGTCCAAACCTTGTGCCATTCCAATTGCAATCTGAGACATTCCGAATGGTGTCAATAGGTCTGTGTGTGTGTCCATGAATATCGGTTCGCAGCAGATGGCAATGGGCTTGCCAACATTCTTGATGGTGTGCCAAGCGTTCTTTGTCCAGTCATCTGGCTTGGCTGCAATCACCTTCTGCTTCTTGACTGTGATCACCCTGCCCAGATTGGATGCCAATGCAGCTGCAAGTTCTTTTCCTTGGGTGGATATGTGATGGTGGAAGAAGGCACCATAATCACCACCACCAGCATTCAGATGCATGGCCAGATATACCATCTTGATGTCATCGAATCGGCCTGAATAGTCATTCACTCTGATGTGGCGTTCAGTGTAGGAACCATCACTGATGGGAATCACTTGGTGTCCAAGGTCCAACAGTCTCTTTTCCAACATCAATGACAGATACCCGGTCCAGTGTGCTTCTTGTTCATCACTGGATATCTGGCCATCTTGATTGATGTCCACACCTGCACCACGGTCATCAACCTTGGCTGGCTTGCCTGCATGCTGTCTGTCTATGAATACTAACATGTCTATAATCTAGCACAATACAAGTTCCATTTACACAAGTTACGCAAGTCTAGGATTGACCAAGGCATTGGCCTCTAGGTGAATCACAAAGGTCCATTGATTGTTAGACCAGCTCTTGTTGATGATTTGGCACTTGTGTTCTGTCAATCCCAGTTTGGATGTGGTCAATGATATAACATCACCAACATCCAAATATCCATATTGTGGTGCAGCTTTGACTTCAATGGCATATACACCAAGACCACGAATCTTGATGATATCTCTTGCCACTCTGAATGCTGTGTCAATATCCCAGATGAATGGACATTCAAGACTTTCTTCCTTCAGTCCATATCTTTGGTAGCTGATGTCACTGATTGGATCTCTGGTGTTCATGGCTGTCTCTTTTGTCAGTGTTGGGTCAATACTGATGGTAGACAGATATTGGTCATGCTCACCAGCATAACAGAATGACAATGTGACCTTGTTCACAACATCAACATCCAAAGGTTGGATGCCTGTCACAATCTCAAACAGTCCATTCTCAACCAGTGTGTGTGTTGGGTATATTTGATCACCATAGAAGTACAGATTAACTCTTGGTTCAATCCCTGTTGGTCCTGTGAAGGTTTCGATGGGTAGGAACTCCAGAATATTCTCTTTCAGCCAATCCCAAGCCATTATCTTTGGGTCATTGATATATCCACCGAACTTGTACCGGTCCAACAGTGTAGACAGACCAAGCCATTTTTCCCGTGAATACTCAAGGCCCATGACATCCAATACATACAGAACCAGATTGGTCGCAGGTGCCAAAGATTCACCAGACATCGGGTCTGGTATCCCACCTTCAGATTCACCCCATGACACCCAGAAGGTTTGGTCTTCATCTAAAGCTGGAAGGAATGAATTGTCTTCCAATACTGACCCTAATTGATATTTGACCACACTCACAATCTCTTCTTGTGTGTTGGCTTCTGTCTCCACATAGTTTAAGAAGTTGCCACCTGTCTGGTCATAGATTCTGATTCGACCAGCTTGGACTTCACCCACTGCAATCACATATGTGACTTCTTGACTGGCACCAGACCCAGTGACATCAATCGCATATGCTGGACTGACACCAGCTGTGTTCTTGAACTCAATATTCTTGGTAGCGATACCGGGGCCACCGAATGGCAGTGTTCCAAAGAGATACTTCCGGCCAACCCACACACCAAGTTCACCAAACACAAAAGGAACATATTTGCCAATGGGATACTTGATAGTTCGACCAAGTGCACCAGCATTCTGAACAAGACCAGGGAATTGGAATGGGTCAATCCTGTATATTTCATCCAACAGTCTTGCCTTCACTGTGTTCAGATTGTTTTCAATGCTGAAGATGACATGACCTTTGGGCTTGTCTGGTGTGCCAATGATTGGGTCTGATGCCTTCCCTGTGTACAGCTTCACCCGGTCTCGATATGTGTATTCAGTCTTGCCTTGTCTGACTGGCACCATTGACATTTCACATTGGCTGTATGTGACTTCTCGACCAAGCAACCATTCTTCAATCCAATCAATGTCATGGAACACCAGCTCAACACTGACACTGTCACCATCAACATTCACACCAATGAAGTTGGTATTCTGATTGATTGATGGGTCAGACAGTCCACCATTGTATCTGTACACCTGATTGGTCTCTTCATCTTTGATGTCAATGGGAATGGTGCTGAATCTGTAGTCCATTCCCATCCAGTTCACAGACAACAGGAATACAACATCAGAACCTTGGATATCATCTGGATGTATCATCATTCCACCTCATCGAATGTGACTGTGGCCACTCTGAACATCTCATTGTCCAATTCTTCACCCAACACACTCTCCATTGACACATCCCCTGTGGGTCTGACCAAACTGTGTTCATGGTATCGGTTGAACAGTTGAATGTCATTGTCTCCAGTTGACTTCTTCATGGATGGAAGATAGACCACCGGGATTCTGTTTGCCAGATATCGACACATCCCAAGCATGCTGTGTGGAACATCACCATAGTTGGCCACGGGCTGCGAACCTGCACTGGAACTGAACTGCCAATAGTCTGGATTCATGGCCATGATTGTTCTGGTGTCAATCGGTTCAGTCCATGCAATCTGGAATGTTCTGGCACCCTCTGACAGCTGCCGTGAATAGAACTGATTGTCCAAGGTGGTGACACTTTGTATGTTTGGACTGTGGGTGATTGTTCGGCCTCGTTGGTACTGAGGAGCCATAAAGTAAACAGCACCATGAACCATGGTTCCAATCTGGAAGTAACCTTCCAAGGTGGGTTGCACTGGTATGCTCAATCTGTATGCATATTGTCCAACCGTTGCACTGCTGTTGAACAGTTCTGCCACCAATGTGAAGCTAGTGGGCATGATTTGAATCGTGCCACTGGATGGAATAGTTGCTGGGTCTGTTTCATCTGTGTCAATCACCAAGATGGCTCGTTTGTATGTGGCATCTGTACCAAACACACCTTCACTGTTCTGTTTGATCTTCACAATCACACTGTCTTCACCATTGGTCAGTTGGGCATACCATCCACGACATTCATCATAGTGAAGATAGAATGGTGTACCACTGGCAGCTGGTTCGATGGTAGACCCAGCCAGTTTGTAAGTGCTGGTCAATCCTGTGCTGGTGTCAATGGTTTGCACATTATCCCAACCAGTTCCATTCCATGTCTGCAGTGTTGCTTGTCTCCAGTTGATTCCTGACAGATGCAATCCCAGCACATCAGACAGGCCCAAGGACCTTGCAGCTGAACCAACCACTGGGTCAATGTGCCATGCAATCTGTTCAATGACATTGTCTGCCTTGGAACGCCATACCACTCTTGGAGACATGGCCACCTGATGGAAGATGTGGTCAACCGGGTAGTCTGCTCGTGGGTCAATGGTGTATGTGTCACCAGCTCGTGCTGGACTTTCTCTTGATGTCAACAAGAACCCTTGGTCAATGTATGTGTATTCACCGAATGCAGGATACATCCCACCACGCTCCACTTTGGCAGGCGCACCGACACCATCCAGACTGACATGGAACTCAGACCACAAAGATTCCAAGGCTGACCCAAGCAGCTGCTGATGACCCCATTTGATACTGTTTGCACCACCGGGTGCAAGTGTACCCAATGTCACACTGGTCTCTGTCCACTTCTTGGCTTGCTTTTCATCCCATGGTCTGTGGTACACTTTGACATCTGTTGCATCTTGGAACACAATGAACTCAACATATTCAGTCAAGTCCACATCCACACTGGCCAATTGGCTGCTGTGGTCACGGACCTTGAAACTGGTTGGTGTCAATCTTATCTTCAATCTGTAGCTGTTAGACACATCTGATGATTGATAGTCAACCACAATGTAATCACCAGCCAAGGCAGTTCCAGTCACCAGTTTGACCTTGAATCTGAAGAACATCTGTGAATCAACCGTTCCTTGATAGGTATAGAACTTCTGTTGATTGTTTGTTCTGATGTTCAACCCTTCTTCAACAAGAGCAGCTGTACCAGCACCAGTTGTATTCCAATCACTGGATGTGTCTGGTGTCTGATTGTGGACCCAGTTGGACACGAATCCATGATACTGATTCCTGTCAGGTTGGATGACTCTTTCAGGGAAGTGTACATTGGACCATCCACCAAGGAAGAGACATCCAATGCTGTCATTGGTTCTGGCCAGCACTACCGCACGACCTTCCCACACACATGACTTCAGTGCTGTGAATGCTGTGCTGCTGTTGGGTGTATACACCAATGCTTGCAACAGATTCGAACTGTTGGTCTCTGATATCTGTCTCCAGTTGTCACCCATGTCTGTGGATTGGAACCCATACATCTCATCATTGGAATCAATCGCTAGAATATAGATGACACCATCTTGATACCATGCTGTCAATCTTCCATCAGACAATTGGTCTGTGGTCTTGGTGGCCCATGTCCGTGAACCAGCTGTGACAGTCACTTCTTTTTCAGTTTGATATGCTGCTGAACTGGCTGTGATGCCACCATGTGCAATTCTGGTAAAGCTGATGTCTCGGTCATCTGATATGTAGGCTATACCAATCTTGCCTTGTGGAAGTGCCATGGCTGTGGATTCATGGTATGTCTCTGATTGAATACCACCCACCAATCTGAATGTGGCTCCACCATCACGGCTGATGTATTGCCACATGGGATTCCCGGCAGTGTTCGATGGGTTGTAAAACATCGACATGAACAACACCAGACTGTCATCACTGACCACCAAGCTGGTAGTTTCAATGCTGTAATTGGTTGGACCCACTGTGATGGGTGTCTCCAATGCTCTTCTGGATATCTGGACCCAGTTGGCTCCATCATCATATGAACGCCATGTGTACAGATTCACTTCTGTTCCAGTGACATAATCAAAGTAACAGACCACCAATGAACCATCTTTCATTCTGGCTATCATCGGCTTGGCTGTCTCTGTGGGTGCACTACCTATTTCAATATTTATGAATGTTTCAAGAGTAGTGACAGAACCATCTTGGGTCTGCTTTGATACTGATAAGATATACAATTGTCTAGTTGTATTTATGAACTCACTGACAAAGTACAGTGTTCCATCTGGATCACTGATACAATCATAATCACCATATGTATTGAATGGAATACTGGTATATTTCAGATACTTCCAGTCTGTGATGATGTTATTGGCATTCTGACCAAGTTGAATGGCATCTTCTCCAGACCACTTGAAGCTTGCACCAGCCCCCGGAAGACCACCATCCATGGTTTCAATCTGATACTGTTCTTCTTGGACACCAGATGTCTGCAACACCAACCCGGTATATGGTTGATCAGCCTTGGCAATGCCAGCTCGTGGATTCTGCTCTGTGAATGAACTCTGTGCCTTCCAGATGTTCTTCTGTGTGATTGTGCTGGTTGGTACCACCAGACCACGAATGTTATTCGGTGTTATATTTGCCATCTCAATATGCCCTTATTCCAGTTTTTTTGGGTGGAACGAATCCGATTTCACGGGTGAATCTTCCAAAGTGTTTGAATGGTTGAATGACCACGACTTCACCACCCCTTCCACCTTGTTGTAACTGTTTGACACCTTGTTCACCACCGATATTGCGGACTGTGGCACGGTCCAAGACTGCTTCACCAGTTAGAACTCGTGCTGGCATCTCATCTGGTGCCATACCACCCATGTGGAAGCTGGCTTGTGGTGGCTGTTGTGCCATCACCACTGCTGTCTGTGCTGCACCTGTTCCCACTGCAGCTGAAATCATGGCTGCTCGTGCCACTGGTGGATATGACATGGCTGCTGTGACTGCTTTGGCTGTGTTGAATGCAATATCAGCAATACTGGCCGCTTGATTCATTCTGAACAAGGTCTTGATGGTCTTCTGGTTGGCTCTTCCATTCTCCAATGCTGCAGTCAACATTGCATCTGACATCCCCAGAATGGCACCAGTCACTTCTTGTGCATTGTTCAAGTCTTCTTCAAACTGTGCCTTCTTTTCTTCCTTCTCTTTATCCCGGTTCTTTTGCTTGATGATGGCCAATGCTTCTTCTTGTTGTTCTGCCGTTTCACCAAGCTGCATGATATATTCAAGTTCTTCTTCGAATGCCTTCTGCTTTTGTTCGGCTTCAGTCAAGAATGTTTCATTGCTCAGGTCACGCAGTTTGGTCTTGGCTTCCATCTGCCTGTCAAAGTATCTGTTCTCAGCTGCAATCAAGTCTTCCAATG